GGGTAGACCCTCTAACATGGAGACAGACATGGGTTGAGGAAGTAACAAAGGCGGGGGAGTGCCTGCTCTTATTATGAGTATTGCGGCGGGGACTACTGAGGCGTCCTCGAAGATGGTTTATTTGGCATGGCAACAAGTCATCGAGACAGAACAGAATTATTTGGAAAAGCAGATTAAACTTCAATTAGGGCTGGACGTAACGTTTGAGTTCCCTGCAAGAATAGAGGAGAATTTGGGAGAGGATGAAGGGAAGGATAAACCAATAAATAAAACATCGAGAGCAGAGATGGAAGTAACAACTATTTCAAAAGGGGATAAAAACCCAAGCAACTCTTCGACAACTGCGACATTATGATAGAAGAACATTTATTAAACTATGGGGTGTTAGGGTTATGGACAGCGTCGTTAATTGCAGAAAAACTATTATTCCAAAAGAAACTACAAAAATCAATTAATGACCTTACGCGCGTAATAACACAACATTTATAAAGTAGTGTAACGCTATTATTTTATGACCGATGAAACAACCAATGAGAGTAACGAGGAAGGAAAGGAAACTAATACTGATTCTACGGACAATAAAGAAGATATTGGGAAGCACTTTGTTTCTTCTCCGGTTATTGAAGCGGCGAAAGCGGAGAACGATAGGCGTGAGAAAATAATTGAGGAAGAAAAGAAGTTGCAAGATAGGAAGGAAAAACTACACGCTGAGCAGATGGTAGGCGGAAGGGCTATGGCTGGGGAAGAACAGAAACCAGAAACACAAGACGACAGAGACCAAGCGGAAGCAGATAAACTTTTGGCGGATGGAGAATGAGTATAAAAATTTCTAAGGCAGACGTGAAGGATATTATTGAACAATCAAAAGAGATTATCAAAACAATGGAAATCAATAAGGGGATAGCAACGAACGCAATCCGAAAAGCAAACATTAATCTACGAACTGCTAAGGCGATTATTAAAGACCTCGGCGGAAAATGCACTTAGTATTTTATCTTAGGGGGGTACCTCAAGAAGTCATGCTTTGGGAGGCAATGGCTCAATCCCAATTTTTTATGTGGAGAAGGAAAAACATTAAGACAGGGGAAGATGATAATATACTCGTCCAAGCGGGATTAAGAAAATCAGTCTTAGGAACTTATGAATATACATTTCCTAAAGAATCCCTATCAACCGTTCTCGCGATGATGGGTAGAACTGACAGAAAAGCGATTGGGTGCACGCGGTCATTAGGAATATTGTTTAAGTTGAGTGTGTTGAGGAGGATAACGGGAACAAGAATAATCCCAAAGAAATATTTTGAAGAAGCCAAGAATATCCCAGTATCAATCGAATTAGAGAATAGTGAGAGAGGGTTGTCTCACCTCAAATATGGGAAAGCATCACTCCACATAATAGGGATTAAGGACGACGAAGTGGGTGAGATGGTGCATCCGGTCACAGGAGAGGGCTGGATTCAAGAACTTCTATAAATCGGAAGATTTAAATAGTTATTCGGTTAACCGAATATATGGTTGTAGCAACAAAGGTCGAATTGTATGGACATAAAGAATTAGGTGGCATAAGGAGATTTCTTTGCGCATCAGGAACTAAGATTTCTAAGGGAACTGTTCTTAAACTCACTAGTCCACGTACAGCATCGGCATCTTCATCGGCTGGGGATTTATTTGCTGGGATTGCGGCAGCAGATAAGAGCGCAACAGATTATTCTACGTCAGTATCAGCATGGGAGGATGGGGTTTTTGAGCTTTATTCTTCGGGAACTGTGACAGCTGGGGATAAAGTCGTAACCGGTAACACAGCGGGTTATCTTAGAACGGCAGCAGTAGGAGAATATACTAGTGATAGTAATAAAATTGTAGGGTATGCTCTAAAATCAGGAACAGAAGGAACCAAAATACAAGTGAGGGTGAACAACTAATGGCAATCGCAAATTTACACCGTATGACACCAGAGGAAAGGATTAAGGCACTCGGAAAAGTTGAGGAGAAAGCCCCAGAAGAACCACAGGAAACTAAATCTAAGAAGGGTAAGAACTAATGGCAACAGGCACAGACAACGCAGACTTCTCTGGAACAGACCAAACAGGTACAGTAGGACTAAGGAAAGAAGTTATTGATAAATTTTTGAAGGGCTACGCACCACGAGCATACAAGATGAAGCAGGCGGTAACTATTGATTCTACATCCGCTAACAAAAACACATTCTATCGAGCAGACCCGGAAGTATTGGACGATGTTGAAGGCAACGATGTTGAAGGAATCCCAAGAGGTTCATCATTCCCACAATTAGTTTCAGAATTCCAAGAGATTTCCGCATACCTTGTTAAGTATGGGGTTAAAGATACTATCTTCTGGGAAGACATTCGAACAAACAACATCAACGTAATCAAAAGAACTCTTGAGAAATTGACGGAGAAGGTTATTAATAAGGTAGACGCAAGGATTTATTCTGTCCTATCAGATGGCGGTACTCCTGTTGATATTCAAAGTATAACTATTACAGGCGGACAGTATTGGGACGCTTCATCCGCAACGGTTGTTGATGACCTTATGTTTGGAGCACAACTTATCGGAATGAAGAACTACAACACAGACAACCTAATGGTTTTCGTAAACCATAAAACGTTTAGGGCTATGAATAATTATTTGTATGAGAAGGGAGCACAGGCACCATCAATGGGAGACGCTGTTGCTAAGAATGGAATGGTCGCTAAGATTGCAGGAGTGGGAACAATTATAGTTACCGCCACAGTCCCAAGTTCACAGGCTCTTATGGTAGTTCCAAAGAAATGCGGTACATGGAAGTCATCCTTTGCTCTATCCTCGGCAACAGAGAACGAAGCATTCCAAGGAACAGTAGTTACAATCTGCGAAGAAGGGACAACTCAATTAACAGACCCGGACGCAGTAGTTCTATTTGAACACATCTTCTCATCGTAAATTTTAAGTAGTCTCTTTTATTATAATTCTTATGGGTTACACAGGTGAGGGTAAGGATAGAAATATATGGAAGGGAAGGCTTGCAGTCACAGAACTAGACCCAAAGGAATCTAATGACTTAACCACTAAAAAATATGTTGATGATACTCATGTGCCTGCAGGAAGTGAGGGAGAGGTTCAGTTTAATGAGAGTTCTAAGTTTCAAGCAGATTCAGATTTCTTTTGGGATAATGTAAATAAGCGATTAGGTATTGGGACGAGTTCACCAGCTTTTAAATTAAGTGTTGATGAAATTGGGGCGGGGACTTTGGCTGTACCAACCGATGTATATTTGTGGAAAAATATAACCGCAGGTAACCCAAGCCTCAGACTGTATGGATATGGTGGGGTTGGGGGGACAACATTAAAAATGGGAAAATTTCAAGTAGTCGATTCTTTTCAGATGTATGCTTCAACCGACGCCACAAATATCAGGCTTACGGTCGCCGACCCAGACAACGCACACATCGGGTTTAACGTTGGTGGGACTTATACTTCGACCGTAATTGTTAATAGAGATGCTAACAAGGACGGGTTGCTTGAAGTTCGAGGTAATGAAGCACAAACAGGGACGGACGCAACAGAGAAAGGTTCTCTTAAAATGACGTCAGACGGTTTTGTTGTTAGCTCACTCAAAGGAGATATAAATCTTATCTCTGATGATAATGTAGGGATAGGAGATATTAACCCGACATATTCTTTTTCAATAGGTTCAACAGATAACACCGACCAAATAGGAATCCATCACGATAATTTTAATGCTTTTTTTAACTGGACTGATGGGACTTTATTATTTCATTCAGACGAAGCAGACGCAGCAACGGCTGTAACAGTCAGGGGTTCACCGACGGATAATGCAGGGATTGCTTTACAAGGAAGATACGCGGAGATAGCCGTTGATACAACCGCAACAACAAACGACAAACAAGCCTATTATATGTTTAGGGATGAAGGGACAAATAAATATGCATTTACTTATTCACAAGGTAATGGAGATTTTTATATATATGATTATGCAAATAGTAAACTTTTCTTCAATTATGACCAATCAAAAGATAATCTATTATTACAACAAAGTGGTGGAAACGTGGGTATTGGGGTAACTGACCCAGATAAGAAATTTCAAGTTAGAGGGAATCAGCTTGATAGAGATATTGTGATTAGCCCGAATGACGCGGTTAAGGATGAAACACATGGATTATCATTAAGAACAGATGTCAATGGGGGACTAATTGATTTTAGAAAATCTGGTTTTATTAATTATAATACCGATGATTTATCGGGGAGTAGAAGTTTGCATTTTATTGAAGGAGTAGACGCACCCGTAGAAGTCATGACTATCACAGGAGGAACTACAATAGGCAATGTTGGTATTGGGGTAACTGACCCACACTCTACTCTGGAAGTCAATGGCGCGATATCATCAGCGACGACAACCTTCTCAACTGAGGGACCGACTGACAACGTGGACGTTTCTGGAGTTAATACTTTGTTTGTCGATACAAGTTCTAATAATGTGACAATTGGTGGGTTCGCCGGTGGAGTTGCTGGGCAATATCTCCACATAATAAAGACATCTGGGGCGGCGGTTAATGATTTAATATTAGAACACAACGAGGGCGGAGGTAGTCAAGATTTACAAATGCACCAAGAGGTAGACGAAACTGTAGACGCTGGCGGAGTGTTGATGGTTTGTGATGGGACTGATTGGTGGGATTGCTCTCATGCGAGGCACGTATAATGAAAAAACATAGATTGGAAGACAGATTATTTCCGATGAAACCGCAGAAGGATGGAGTGGGAAGATATATCCCTTATTGCAACTATCAAAGACATCCCGGAGTCATCATACACAACAAACACCGACAATGTGAGAAAAGAAAGTGTTGGCATTATCTAAGACTATATATCTCCTACAAAGAAGTAGACCGAAAGGTTTAAATAGTCTGTCTGTCTGTCTTATGTATGGTAAAATTAAAGATGTTTGTTTGGGAAAATGTATTATATGATTGGTCGGCTGGAATGGTTTGTGTATTGGCTAAAGATTTAGAACAAGCTATACAATTAATAAAAAAGAAAGATGGAGGTGCTGCTGGTTCAATGGATATGAGTGTGGTTAAAGAAATAACTAAACCGGAAGCGTTTGTTGTATGGGGTGGGGGATGATGGTAAAGGAACTACACATCACGCTTGAGGATAAGGAGCATAAGAAACTTACTGAGATTAAACAGCGTCGGGCATTGACATGGAAGGAATTATTATTAAGAGTTATGCAGGTGTTAAAATGAGTTTGAGTGATAAGATAAACGAAGTAGGGCATGATGATGATGGAACTCCTGATTGTGATATTTTAGAGGTATACGATGTCAAGCAAGCAGTTAAGGAGTTGAAGGAGAAGGTTGAAGATTGGGATTTAAAAGACAGTTTACATACAGTATTAAGGATTAATCTCGAAGGAGAGATGTTAGAATTTATAGACGAAGTTTTTGGGGAGGGGTTGGTATGAGATTGAGTGATAAGATATTTTTAGAGAAAGAATGGATTGGAGATGGTGGTGGAATACCAACAAAAGACATCAAACAAGCAGTTAAGGAGTTGAAGGAGAAGAATATGGATAGATTTGTTCAAGATGGTATGTTTATGAATCATTCTTATCAAGATTGGTTAGACGAAGTTTTTGGGGAGGAGTTGGTATGAGATTTATTCGCAGATTGATGGAGATTAAGGAAGAGCAGAGAGAATGGGAGAGTAGGCAGACTGGTATTATGATGAATATAAATGAAACCATCACGGAGATACTCAAAGAATTGCAAGGGAGGAAGAAGAATGGAAAAGATAAAAATAAACGGAATCGAACCAAAGTTCGGTAAGCCTAATGACCAAGGAGTATGCACTCCTTTTTGGGCAATCCAATTCGATAATCGTAAAGGAACCGTTTGGGATGCACAAATCGCAGACTATATGATGAAGGATGTTGGGATTGGTGGAGAGTGTATGGTTGAGATTAAAGTAACTCCACAAGGATATAACAACATCCGAGCAGTTGATATGACATCGGCAGTTAAAGGTAATGTGGTAAATGAGGCAGTAAAGCCATTGGCATCATCACGGGAGAACTCAATAATTGCACAATGTTGTATGAAGGCTTCAATATCAACAATGCCGGAACCTGTTGGGGTTGATGCTTGTGTACGGATGTACAAAGAAGCGTTGAAGTTGTTAGAGGAATAATACTCATTAATTTGAGAGCACACGAGAGCGGAGGTGCGTCGTAATGGACACCCTATTGGGCTCTTGACATAGAACAGGTTCGAATCCGGGCGTGTGCTTTGGGTCGCTATCCATGGTAACATACGTGACCGCGCATAGACAACTGGCGTAATACTCAGATGTGACACTCGGAAAGACGAGGATGTGGGGTTAGGGTTGTGATATTGCCCTAGGCATGCCCCACATTTTATAATCATGGAAACAAGAGAAGAAAAAATGGGAAGGAAGATAAAGAGAATTAGGGATTTGGCTCAGCTTGATAGGGAGCATGAGGCAGAGATGGAGATGATTAGGAATTTGTAAATGGGAAAAGGGCATGTCATTTCTACAAAGACCCAATTTCAAAAGCACTTTTCTGGGGTCTTAACTCAAAAAAAAACCCAAAAAACAAAAATGGAAAATCATTTTAGCAAATGGAAAAGATTGAAAATCTATTCAAGAGTTTGTAAACATTGTGGAAAAATATTTGAGACAAAATGCAGAGGTGGGAAAATCTGTGAAAAGTGTCATAAATATTCTAAGGCGTTTCGTTAAGCTTAGTTTTAGCTTGTATCGGCTGGGAGAGAGCGACCGTGCACGCAGATATTTAGGCTTTTCGACGGGTAGCAAAAGCGTAAATATCAGGTACACGCCACGCACCAGCCTTCCAACGTCGCCTCCTCTTCTCTTGCAGAGAGGAGGCTCTCTATAATTAAATATAAATGGGGGTAAAAGATGGAAAAAGATTGTGAAAGATGTGGAATAACATTTGATAGTGAAGGTCATACAATGGGTATGTGGCTAACAGAATGCGGACTATGCAATAAAGAACAAGGTCGAGGTGAAGATGAGTGATGAACTGATTGAACTTGAAGTGATTGATAGAGGTGTTAATGTAGACGTAGGCATTGATAAGGATAATGTGGTTTATTTGATAAGGAAATAATGGGATATCCAAGTGTTGATTACAGGCAAGAGTGTAGTCCTGTAAACTGGATAAGGGTAGTAGGTGCTTTAATCTTTGTTCTTGTAAGTGTCTTAGTTTGTTTGGCTCATCCTTTTGGGTGAGCCCCCTTTTTTTGACTCGCTGGAATAAAGACACTCTCCGCAATCGTTAGCTTTAATAAGTTCCTTCACTTCAGAACTACAAGTTCTGTTCACTTAGGTTACCTTAGTTCACAGCAGATTGCGGAACCAAGAAAGGCTGTACCCCCTGAAATACGTAGGTACAGAGCTTGTACCCCCAATACGCCAACAAGCTGTATAAGCACACTCGCTTACTCGCTTAGCTTATAGAGCTTGCGGGCTAATCTATAGCTGGCTTATCAGCCAGCAAGCCAGCAAGCCTTCGCTCGGCTTTCAGCTCTCTCTCTATAGACTTGGCAACTGGATTAAAGTACGCGCAGTCCCTACATCTGCGCGCCCCCCCCAGTCGCTTCGCACGGCTCGCTCCCCCCTTCTCGCTTCGCTCGAAGCCCCCCCAACTAATATACACCAACACACAAATACAAAATACAAATACAAAATACAAATACAAAATACAAATACAAAATACAAAATACAAAATACAAATACAAAATACAAATACAAAATACAAATACAAATACAAAATACAAATACAAAATACAAATACAAATACAAAATACAAATACAAAATACAAATACAAAATACAAATACAAAATACAAATACAAATACAAATACAAAATACAAATACAAATACAAATACAAATACAAAATACAAATACATTTAAATAAATATTAACATAAAAACATACAAAATACAATAAAAACCCCGATTCCCAAATATAAAACCCCCATATATAGAAGACCCCCAAAGGAAAATTTTTGTTATATCAAAATCCGTTCGCACAATCATCAATGTAAGAACGGAATGTATATTAAGGAGAACGTCTTATAGAGGAGATGAATCTCAAAATAACCCCATTAAATAGTGTGTGTTTTATGTTTTATTGAATAGAGTCGTAAGCAATTACTAAAAAGCCAATTTGGCTTAAAGGAACGACCGAAGGGGCTTCGCAGTTGGGGGAGCGTCGTTATAAGGTTTACCGACGGGAAAAAAATAATTATTTGGCTTTAATCGAAAGATTTATATATAACACACACATCTTAATATTATGAATACGAGAGAACAAACAAGGATTTCAAGGATGGGAATTATTAGACGGAGTATGGATAAGGCTGGGGATAAATTAAATGTTGAAAAACTAATCGCCATGTGTTTGTGTGAGTTTGGTTGTTCTCGACGGACGGCATTAGAATATATCAAGGCTATTCAACTACATTATGGAAAATGATGAAAAAGTCAGAATCCTCGATAAAAAAATCCAAGAACTCAGAGAGGAAAGAGGAAAACTCGCCAGTTATAAAAAAAGTATTGGAAATTTCATCAAACTTATCAGATTCACAGACCAAATCATGCAACATTGGCAACGAGGCGGAGAATTTGAACGATGTGGACAATGTGGAAGTCTTAGTAGGGAAAAAAGGTGGGATTAACCTCGACAAATGGCAAGAGGAAGTTTTAGAATATAAGGGCGATATTGGATTATGCACCGGAAGACGAGTAGGTAAGACCTACATTCTAAGTAGAAAAGCAATCGACCACATGGTCAAATACGGAAAACCGATAATTGTTGTCTCCTTAACAGAAGACCAAGCGATGATTATTATTCAGATGGCGCTTAGATATGCAAGGGAAACCTACCCGAAAATGATTGGAAAAGGCAGATATAAGCCCCAACTCAAAAAACTATTCATTATGAGGGATAAGAAGCCGGTGGAGATGTTAAGTCGTCCTGTAGGCAACACAGGGGACGCTACGAGGGGTTTTGAGGGTGGGGTGCTTATTGTTGATGAAGCGTCACGTATGCCGAGATTGTTTTGGATTGCGGCGTTGCCAGTCCTTCTAACCTGCGCGGGGGAGATATGGATGTGTTCAACACCCTTCGGAAAAAAAGGATATTTTTGGGATAGATTCAACGAAGCAGTAAATCTCAAAGAACCCAAAGCAAGATTTAAATTCATTTATCAAAATACGGAAGATGTTGTTAGGGATAGACCGATAAGTGAGAGTTGGACGAAGGAACAGAGGGAAGGGGCAATTAAGATTTTAGAAGACGATAAGAAGGATATGTCTGAGATGGAATACGGGCAAGAGTATCAGGGATTATTTTTAGATGAATTAAGACAGTTTTTCTCTGATGAATGGATAGAGAAAGTTTGCACTCTCCCCCAAAACACACCTACCACTTCTGGGGGGGACTTATTTCTCGGCGTAGATGTTGGAAGGGTAAACGACCCCTCAACATTCGAGATACTAAATGGAACGGATGAAGACCACATAAAACAGGTTTATAATGATTCTAAAACAAAACTCTCAATTCCGGCAACATTCGAGGAGATGAGAAGACTTGAGAGGAGTTATTCGTTTAACCGAATAGGTGTGGATAGTGGTGGGATGGGTGCTGGCGTTCTTGATTTATTATTAAGAGATGAGGACACAAAACGGAAAAGTGAGGGTTTGGATAACGCAACCAAGCCCATCGACGCTGATGGTAAAGAGAAGCCACTTTTGAAGGAAGAAATGTATGTCAATCTGCTCACAAATGGGGAAATGGGGAAGATTAAATTATTCGATAATCCGGAAATAATCGCAAGTTTAAGGTCAATTCAATACGAATACCTCGAAAAAAAGATGAAAATCTTCGGAAATAACTCACATATCACAGAAGGGCTAATTAGGGCAAATCAACTCATAAAACAAAAACTTCTTAAACCCTTTATCACTCATTGTTGAATGGTGGCATACACAAATACAAAAATGCTCGCGGCAACAACGGATGTCGATGGGTTCATGGGAAAGAATGTATCAACTGATTTCACAGAAACAATGGAAGATTTGGTCGGAGTCTATACCGAAGGATATTTATGCAATCTCATAAAATATGACGCTGTCACAAATTGGGCTTCTTTGGATGATGTGCTTAAACTTATGCTCTCCGAATATGTCGCAAGAGCAATCGCAGTCGAAGGGATTAAATATGATATGAGCGGATTCAAGTCGAGGATTGAAGCGGAGAATATGGTTAATATCCACCTTCACAGAATGAACGAAATCAAAAAAATATTAAAAGATGGCGAGAGTTTAGCCACGATGAAGGTGGCATAATGCCTTTAGATTTTGGGGAAGAAGGCGCACCGATGAAAAACGTATTTCCTCACTCATCCGAATTTGAACAAGGAAGCGGAGCAATTAGGAAAGGGATGGGAACTTTTGTAGTCGCTTTGGATGGCTCGGGAGACTTCGATGATATACAAGAGGCAATCGACGCTTTGCCAACAGAAGGCGGAGTTGTTTTTATTAAAGAAGGGACTTATGAACCTAAAACCGATATACTAATAACCAAATCAAACACCTCATTAGTCGGAACAGGAACGGGAACAATAATAAAACCGGGACATATTGACGATATTGCTCCAACAAATGAACATGGAGTAATTAAAATAGGAAACGGAATAGACCAAGTAGAAAGCATAAGATTAGAAAATTTTAAAATTAATGGAAACTACGCTGTTCAAACAAACGCCTATACAAGAAATATATATTGTCAAAAAATGGTGAGGTCTTTTATCACAAATATAATTTCGGGCTATTCTATAGGGGCTGTGGCTGTTGAAATAAAAACATCAAGCATAGAAAACAGGATAGCGAATTGTGATGTGTCGCAAATAACAACTATAAGTTCAAACGCGAATATTATAGAAGGGAATATATTGGGGGGTATCTCTTGTGGGAATGCAATAAAGCACATCGTAATATCTTCAAACTTTTTCGAAACAGAAGGAATAAAATTAACTTCTCTTGATTTTTCAACAATAACAAATAATATAATTACCGACGCTGATTATGGAATAGATTTAACAACAAGCGATAATAATGTGATTTCGGGGAATGTCATAGAAGGTAATTCGGGTGATGGAGTTGAACTCAATACATCGGATAATAATGTGATTTCGGGGAACCTACTCTCAGGTAACTCAGGATACGGGATTGATATAAAAGACAATACCAGCGACAAAAACGTTTTAATTGGAAATCATTGTTTAGGAAACACAGCAGGAGCAATCAACGACGCAGGAACTAACACTCATCCAAACGGAGCAAGCGGGACAAATAACCTCGCTCTCGATGATTTAAACATAATAGCATAATGGCAGATAGAAGATTTGGCAACGCGGAGACGACAGCATTAGACGGGTCGATAGAAGTTCAATCAACAGCGTCGGAAGACGTGGATACAACAACAGACTTCTACCAAACAAACACATGGACTACTCACAACGGCTATTACAAAAATCATTCTTCCGTAAAAACGGTTATCAATAAACTTCGTTTATGGACTATTGGGAAGGGTCACAACACAACAAAAAAATCAACCCAAGCAATACTCGATAAAATAATAGGGAGAGGGAATGAATGTTTTGATGAGGTTATTTCTAATCAAGTGGGGGTGCGACATATCGACGGCGATTCTTATGCGGAGATATGTGGGGGGAAGGGGACAAAGTTGGTAAATCTCAAACCACTCAACCCAAGCAGAGTAAAAGTTTATTATAAAAAGAGCGGGATGATTTCACATTACGCACAAACAACCCCCGACGGGAAAGAACAGAGATTTGAGGTTGATGAGATATTCCACCTAACCCTTAACAGAATCGCGGATGAATCTCACGGGAGAGGAGACATTGAAGCCCTAACAAAATACCTCGATAAAATCAAACAACTCGACGAGGATATGGGTGTTATGTTCCACCGTTATATCGTGCCGATGATTATTTGGAAGATGAACACAACCAAAACCACAGACATTTCACAATTCAAAGCAGACCACAAAATCGCAAAAGACAGCGGACAAGATATTATAATCTCTGATAAGGCGGTAGATTGGGATTTGGTTGAGGCGGGAAAGAATGGGGTAGACCCTCTAACATGGAGACAGACATGGGTTGAGGAAGTAACAAAAGGCGGGGGAGTGCCTGCTCTTATTATGAGTATTGCGGCGGGGACTA